GCGGCAGCATGGTTTCCGAAGGACTCAGTACCGCAGACGGTGAGAAGGCGCTGTTCAACTTCGTTCGCGCCAACCGGGCATCACTCAAACAGGCTCTCGGATGAACGCATGGTCGATCCGCCCCGATTGGAGCGGCAACTACACGACGAACTACGCCTACAAGACCGAGGCATTTTCTTCCCGGTCAGGGAAGGAGCAACGTCGCGCCCTGCGTCATAGCCCGCGCTTCTACTGCGAGTTCGATTTCCAGTCGCCAATGGTCGACTTCGACCGACTGATGTTCGGCAAGCAGAACCAGCAGTTCATCATGCCTGACTACACGGAGTCCGACAGCCTCGCCGCCGTGACGACGATTGGCGGGTCGACCGTCCAGGTGACTGCGGTTCAACCGTGGATGCGCAACGGCGAGTACGTCTCGGTTGACGGCGTGTCCGCGCACCTCGTCACCAACGTAGCAGGAACGACGCTCACGGTGTCGCCGAACGTCTCGGCAGTATGGCCTATCGGAACGACCATGTTTCACGCCTACAGGGGCTTCGTGCAGCCCACGCTGCAGGTCGACACGCCGGTCAACACGATCAGCAAGGGGAAGGTTCGCTTTGACGCAATCCCGGCGAGCCTTGCCCCCCTGACGCCGCCCGCAGCAGCGGTTGCATGGAACGGTCGAGAGGTGTTCCTGAAACGCCCCAATTGGGCGAACGCACCGCAGATCGAATACTCCTGGCCGGTCGAAGCAGTCGACTACGGGCGTGGGGCCGCGACCTACTATCAGGTGATCGACTTCTGTTCGAAGTCCGTCAAGGCTACCTACCTCGGGAAGACCCGGGCCGAAGTGCTGGAACTCCGCAACTTCTTCGACCGGATGCGCGGCATGCGCGGCGAGTTCTACGCGCCGACATGGAACCCCGATCTCGAACTGGTCGGCAACATCTCGTCGGGGAGCCACACGCTCACGGCCAAGGGCGCCACGGTTCCCGACAACACGACCTACCGGCAACTGGTCGTCGTCAAGTTCGACGGCACGCTGATCTACAACGAGGTGTCGTCGATGTCGGTCGTCGCTGGAGACACACCTATCGTCTGCGTAAACGCCTGGCCGGCGATCAACGCGGCTGACGTGCTGATGGTGTGCTGGATGCCCGCCTGGACACTCGCCAGTGACATCCTGACGGTCAGTTGGGCGTCCGATCAGGTCGCCAACATCGGGATCGCCATGCGAACCGTGGAGGACATCGATGTTTGACTTTTTCACCAAGAGCCGATTCTTCGGTCGACCGATTGAACTCTACAAGTTCGCCTATGGTAGCGGTGCAGGACACGTCGTCAGGTTCACGGACGCCGAGTTTCCTGTGACGAAAGGGGCTGAGGTATTTTTGCCGGCAGCCATTGACCGAGCCGTTACGAATAACTCAGGCACGCTTGACAGGTCGAACATCGAAGTGCGGGTAGCGCGAGACAACCCCATCGCTGAGATGTTCCGAGTGTACCCGCCGAACCACGTTGTAACGCTAACGATAATGCAAGGCGAGGCAGAGGACGTTGACGGCGAATGGAAGGCCGTGTGGGCCGGGAGGGTTACTGCTTGCGGGTGGGAAGGCTCTGAGGCGAAGCTGGCTTGCGAACCTATATCCACATCGTTGAACCGCGTCGGCCTCCGTAGGAACTGGCAGTATATGTGTCCGCACGTCTTATACGGCCCGAAATGTCAAGCGACAAAGACAGGCTTGAATTTCGAGGTCTATGCTGCTGGCGGGAAACTGTTAACTCTGGGCGGCGTACTGCCAAACCCGACGCACTACATGGGGGGTGTAGTCGAATTGACAACTCCTGACGGGCTGTTTCAATCACGCACCATAGCGTCTGTGTACATCACTGACTCAACAACGGTTGTCACACTGAACGGTCTTGCGCAGGGACTAGCGCCGGCTGCGTTCGTAGACGTGTTCAAGGGCTGCGCACATACGATAGCGTTTTGCGGAACGGTGCACGGAAACTACAATAACTTCGGGGGAGACCCGTGGATACCGCTCAAAAACCCGATAAGCAACGTGTCACCTTACTAGGAGACAATCATGTTCACGTTTTTTGTTCAAATACTCGTTTCAATCGTCCTCTCATATCTGGCATATTTGTTGGCACCAAAGCCGAAGCAACAGAAGCCAGAAGCGGCTACCGAAATGGAAAACCCGACCGCAGACGCGGGTCGCCCAGTCCCGGTAGTATTCGGTACAGTCACCCTCAAGGGGCCAAATTTCCTTTGGTACGGGGACAAAACCGTAAAAGAGTACACCGTAAAAGCATGAATCTCGACGGGGTCATTATCACTATCAACGATATGCGCGAAGTGCATTGCGCCCGGGGGATTCGCAAGTGGTTTACGGACAATAATCTCGATATGAAGGACTTCATAGCGCACGGAATCGCAGCGCAGACCCTTTACGATACGGGCGACCGTCTGGCGCAAGCTATCGTCGAAAGGAAGGTCAATGGGAAGTAAAGGGAAGAAGGCGAAGCAGCAAGTCGCTGCGTATCAAATGAGCATTCACCTGGGGTTTTGCTACGCAGTCGACAAACTCCTGGAGATTCTGGTCAAAGAGAAATCCGTCTGGAAGGGCGCATCCGCCTCAAATACCGCTATCGAAATAGACCAGAAGGACTTGTTTGGGGGGCCAAAGAAAGAAGGCGGGCTGCTCGGCGCAGTGCAGGTTCTACATGGTCGCTCTGACCAGGTGTTGCCTAGTGATCTTGCCGGCCGGCTCGGCAGAACCCCGGCTACGGCGCCTGGGTTTCGTGATGTTCTGAGCCTGTTTTTCTACGGAGCGCCCGGAGAGGGCTTTCTGTGGTCGCATAACTACCCGTACCTACATACCGTATGGGCCAAAGTAACAAGAACCAATTCCGGTTGGTACGAAGAAAAGTCGAAGATATTTCCTGCGTCATCGGGTTCGCCGTATGACAACGTATGGCGGTACAAGCAACTGAACATGTATGGGGCTGCCGGGTTCGGACTGCCGGCTGGATACGAGGCGCGATATTTTGATGATTCAACATGGGACGAAGGCCCGGGCGCGTTCGGTTCCACAAGCGCACTAGGCCCGGTAGGGACATGGCTCGTTCCGGGTACTGTTGGGACAACAATCTGGCTCAGAAAAACCATTCTTGCAGCGGATTTATCCCGACTGGAAAGCCTTCGTTTTACGATAAAGCATGATGACGGAATGCGGTTTTGGTGGAACGGCACCGTTGTGCCCGTGTCGGAGTCCGTCGACTACTACACGTCTGTAGTAGTTGTGCCTATCGCGCTTGTCGAGTCTGTCAACACGGTAGCCGTGCAGGTCATAAACGGCATGCCTGGCGGCGGAGAGACAAACATTCACATCGGCGTTTCAGTGGTTCCCGAAGAAGTTGGGCCGGATATGAATCCCGCCCATATCATCCGCGAATGCTTGACTAATACCGAATGGGGCATGTCCCTCCCCGAAGCCTTCGTTGACGATACCGCTTTTACCGAAGCTGCTGACGTTCTGTACGACGAAGGCTTCGGGTTGTCGATGCAGTGGGCAGGCCAGTCGTCAGTTGAAACTTTCGTAAATGAGGTATTGGCGCATATCGACGCAACTTACGGAGTCGATCCGGAAACAAACAAGATTTATCTGAAACTTGTACGCGGTGGATATGACGTCGACGCCCTCCCGGAGCTTACCGAGGACAACTGCCGCATCGTGTCCTTCAACAGAAAGGGTATGGGAGAGACGACAAACGAAGTTGTTGTAACGTGGACAAACCCAGAAAACGAAGGCGAGCAGACCGTAACGGTTCACGATCTTGCTAACTATTCAGCCCAAGGGGTACTTATCTCGTCCAGTCGTAACTACTACGGCATACGCAATGATTCGCTCGCCATCCGGTGCGCTTTACGCGAACTTAACAAGGCGACTCAACCGCTTGCCGTCTTTGAAGTCGAGGCGAGCAGGGTTGCTTGGCGATGGAAGTCCGGAGATGTCGTAAAGGTTACGTATCCAGAATTCGGGTTGAACGACCTACCTTGTCGCATAACGAGCATTGGATACGGCAAGCCCGGGTCAATGGGTATAAAGATCAGCCTGGTCGAAGACATATTCGACATGCCGGCAGACGCTTACGTAATAAGCGAAGGGTCTCTATGGGAACCGCCGACTACTCAGACCAAAGCCGTCCTCTATTTTGAAGCCACCACCGCCCCATATTTTGCCGTCGCGAGAACTATGGGTGACGCGGGGGCAGAAGCGACCGTCTATCCCGAAGCTTACAACCTTCTGCTGGCAGTAACGAGCAGTGGGAGGATGGAACTATTTTCGGAGTCAACAGACGCAGCGGGAACAACCACTTTCACTTCCCAAGGTTCCCTTGACGTTTGCGGGACAGCCACGCTGGGGAGTCCTCTGACGAAATGGGTAACCTCGACCGTCTCATTCGAAGGCGCGCAAGGGGCGGTGACTCCCTCATCCGGAATAATAGTGGTCATTGGCACTCTGGAGGCAGGCGAACTGTGCGTAGCTGAAAGTGGAAGCGTTTTGCGTCGCGGCATGCTCGATACTGTAGCTAAGGAATGGCCCGCTGGTACGCGAGTGTGGTTCCTAGACTGGGACAATGATCTCAGCGACGGAGTGGAGAATATAGCCGGATCAACGCTTACGTACCGGGCAGCCCCGGACAGACTGTCAGGAGTTGGGTACATCACGGATACTGTGACGTTCACTTCTCGACACTACAAGCCCTACAGACCTGCGAATGTGAAGGTGAACGGCGCTTACTGGCCGGTAGCCATAGCCGGCCCGCTAGAAGTGTCCTGGAGTCACCGTAACCGGACGGTGGAGACTTCCATCCCGCTGAAGTGGGACGAAGCGAGTGTAACTCCGGAGACGGGAACCACGTACACCGTCCGGGTTTACGACAAAGACGACTTTTTGCTGCACACCTTCGAGGGTGTTGCTGGAACATCTGTAGCATTGAGCATTGGCGAAGAGACGCTTTCAGACCCGTACCTTGAAAATGTCAATCTTCAGATGCCACTGAAGAGCGATTTTGTAGACTTAACGGGGAAGGCGGTGTCTCTGTCGGGAACCGCAGCCATTGTCACTACAAGCGGCAACTTCGGAATTGGATGCGCGTACTTTGATGGGGGTAGCGCTCGTGCGCGCATTGCCGACGCCGACCTCAACTTCGGAACCGGAGACTTTACGATTGAGTTCTGGACAGCTTTTGGCGGCATCGGAGCTGGCTATCCGCGAATCCTTGAAATGGTGCAGTACCCTTCAAGCAACGGGTTTCAAGTCGGTATCGAAAACGGTACAACAACGCCATACGTTTACGCAGGCAACAACGTTACGAACATCATCTCCACTGCACGACTGGGGGTCGGAGCGTGGGTGCACATCGCTGTGAGCCGTATTTCCGGAACCGTAAGGCTATTTGTCAACGGCGTTAGTCAGGGTACGCCAATGCTGGGCGACACTACAAACTGTACGTCAGGCTACCTTTGTATCGGTAAGGCCGAATCGGGTGGTGACGCATACTACGGCTACGTTGAAGATGTCAGACTAACCAAAGGCGTCGGTCGATATTCCGCGAACTTCACCCCGCCAGCCAATCCCTCTTATGCGGGCGGCTCTCCGAACCCAAGATTGCGTGTTGAGGTTGCGTCTGTACGGGACGGATACACCAGTCACCAGGCGTTCGACCACGAATTCGACCGGGCAGGCTACGGTTTTCACTATGGGAAATATTACGGAGGTATATGATGGCAGCTTCAACTGAAACTCGCAGCGGACTCAAGTACGGATGGACTCTTGGTGAGTCTGGATGGAAAGACGATGTCGACGGTAACTGGCTGTGGCTTGGCCGGTTCGCCACACATCTGTCTGTACTCGACCGTGACCTCGCTACGCCCCCCGGCAGCCCGGCAGCCGGCGATACGTACATCGTAGCCGCGTCACCTACGGGCGCGTGGGTCGCTCACGCGGGACACGTCGCCATCTGGACGGGAAGCGCATGGGTCTTCGGAACGCCCCGGGTGGGCTGGCTGGCTTACCTCGAAGACGAGCAAAAACTGACGGTTTACAAGTCGGGAGGCTGGTCAGCGGGAATCGCAATCTGATAGAATCCGGAAAAACCCAAATGAGTGCCAATATGCCCGAAAGACCTTCAACCCTCTGGACATGGATCGTTGAGTATTCCCCGTGGCTGTCGACACTCGGACTCTCCCTTTTCGCGGCTTTCGCACAGTACGCCGGCAAAGTCCGGAAGGGTGGAAAGTGGGTGTGGGGCGAACTGAGCCTGGACACCGTGATCTGTGTATTCGTCGGTCTGCTGACGCACTTGCTTTGCGTGTGGCAGGGGATCGACGGCCCGGCCCGGTCAGTCCTCGTAGCGATCAGCGCCCACATGGGCACGCGGGCCATGATGCAGTACGAGAGCATCCGCGACAGAATCCTCGGTCAAGTCGAGTAGATAACCTGACCGTCAACCACGATACGACGACCCGGGATGTGCTGTTTCTGCGCCGCGTGGACAAAGCCGTATTTCTCGCCGAACTTCTTGCGCTGGCTATCACGGTAGCTTTTGCACTTTAGTGCCGCCTTCAAGGGTTCCGGTCGAACGGCGTCAGTTCCGGCGCCCCATCGGTACAGCGCGGTCGGCGGGCCGCATCTTCCACGCCTCCAGCTTGCGATGTGAATCACCCCTTGGTTGCGCAGGTAGCGCAGTATCCGGGAGGCGTGTCTGTCGGCAGTGTGTGCGGCCAGCGCGACCTCCCGGATACTGCGCGTACCCTGACGGATCGCCTCGACGACACGCTGGTACACCGCGCTCTGCTCGAATGTGTATTTCAGTTCCATTTCCATACCAATGTCGGGCGACCGAAGGAGTTGGGCTGCGTTCCTACGATCTCAACGTTGTCGAGTTTCTTGAGCTTCTGTCCCAACGAACTCGGATGATAGCCGAGGAAGACCGCCAGATCGGTCGTGGTTGCTTCGTAGCCGAAATGCTCGAACGCCTTGCGATACCGCTCAACGGCCTTCGCTTTCAGCGTAGCCCTATGACGTTCAATCGTTTCCGCTGAGCGAGCGGCCCGGGGTTTCTTTGGCGGCAGGCCAATCAGGTCATCGATGAACCCCACTACTTCCTCCCGGGGAGGTGTTCCCACACCAGAATCAGCAGGAACGCGAGAACGAACAGGCAGGTAAACAGGTCGCCGAGGTATACCGCACAATCGTAGTAAAAGCGACCGTCCCAAGGGAACGTTGAAAAGAATCCGCTCACGACATCGGCTCCAGGTAATCGAAAGTACACCCGAGCATACTGGCCTGCCGGGCGGCAACCACGTTGAGCACGTTGTAATCGCCGAACATAACAAAGGCGAACATGCAGCCGAACTGGTCGTACATCCATGCACGGTAGGTCATTTTGCGGCCTCAGCGGCGAGGGCGGCGTAAGCCACCTTGTCTTCGAAATCGTCGGCTACGTAGACTCCGTAGGTCGAGCGGGTCATCTTCAGCAGCTCCATGAAGTGCCAGCCCTGCACCTCGGTCAACGTGGTGCCGTAGATCGCGTTGAACGCCTGCACGGTCTTAGCCATCGACTTCTCACCGTTCGGCTTGTCGCGCTGCTTTCCGCGTTCTTCAATCAGGTCGGCGGCTTTCCGGAGGATCGTCTGCGCGGTGTTGGGGGTCTGTTTCAAACACGTAGCCTCAAGGGGGCGCCAGTATTTCACTTCATGCCAGTTGATCGCTCGCTCAGAGCCGAATTGGTGTGCGTCGTTGTGCAAGATTACCTCGACTTCGCCTTCGGGCGGCGATCCGCCGTAATAACGACGCCAACCGGGTGAGTAGGCTACGATGTCGCCTTGGTCTCCCCTGTGCTCCCAACGGAGGCGGTCTTCGGGGCGCGTACTACAGATAGCACCATTCAGAAAACGAACCAGCACGGGTTCGTTGATAGGGCATTCCCCACCCTTCCATTCAATCCACATACGGCACCCCCAACTCTCCGGTCTTCACGGTAAGGCCGTCCAGGGCTTCCCAACTGACGTTCGGGTTGCTGGTGGCCTCGTTGCCGCCGAGGCGGATGAAACCGCCGCCCCAAGCCGCGTACAGGCGCTTGTCGCGCCGGTAGACCTTCTTCTGGTAGTAGACGCCCTTCGACCGCAGGATCACTTGCGCGTCATCGATGATGTGAAAGAGGTTCATAGGAATAGCCCGAGGATGGAAAGTACGAGAAGCACGACGAACACTGGCCGGGGATTGGGCGGCTCGTCGAACCGGAAGGAGCGCGAGATCGGGGACTCTTCTCGCTCAGAGATCATTTGCATTTTTCACCCCCAAAGGCTTCAAGCAATTCAGCCCACAGGTGGATAACGTGCGTCGAGATGACGAAGGCGTTGCTGTCCGGGTCGTCCAGCTTGCTCGCCGGATACTTCATCCCCTTGACCACGAATTCGTCAGTCAGGCGGAACGGAACCTCGTCGTAGATCAGTTCGAGTTCGGTAACTCGCTCAATGATCCGCTCGATTTTCGAGTCGCTCAGGTCTACGCCTTTTCCGGAAATGACTGAGGATTGACCGGCTTCGGATTCAGCGCCCTTGGATTTGAAGCTGGTTCCCAGCAGCAGGTGTTCCGGCCGGTACGCCGCTTGGGGATCGTCAACCCCTTCGAGGAAGAAATCATCCTTGGCTTCAATCCAACCCCGGAACGTCGTCGAGATGTCAGCGTTGACCGCGACCGGCAGGTAGCGCAGTTGCGGTTCGTTTTCCTCGCTTGCAGCGAACAGCGCGTGTACCAGCAGGTCGAGCAGCGCCTTGCACTTGTTCATGCTGCCGGCGCCAACGATGACCGACTTACCGTAGATCAGGGCGTGCGTCTTGAGCTCGAAGATCGGGGCTTTCGGCAGCATGGCGGCGACCACTTCTTCTTCTATATCGCGCAGGGTCTTGCGACCCGGCTTGTGCCCGTTCAACATCTCGAACTCGGTAGCCCGCTGCGCGACGACCGGCTTGATGACTTTCTTGGGCAGCAGGCGTTCCTGCGTCAGCATTTCCAGGTGGAACAGGCCGGGCTTGACTTCGGTCAAGTGCGTGAAACCGTGGCCTTGGGCTTGCAGGGGTAATAGGTCGGTCGGCGGGCAGTCTTGAACAGCGCTCTCCAGTTCGAGGGTCAGTTCTCGGTCGATGCGGAAGAAACGCATCGCGGCAAAGTCTTTGGCATTCATAGTGACTCCTTGGTTAATGTGAGTCCATTCTAATTCAACTAAATGTAGAAAGTAAATAGGGTCGGTTGAAATATTTTTGGGTCTTGTTGGGTCGACAAGGGTGGAGCGTTGGGCCGAGTCTCGTAGGGTCGACAGGGGGTGGCTCGATTTTCGGCTGGAATTCTTTCGGACGATTTCGAAAAAGTTTTCAGTCACGTGAGGGTTCCAAGGGTGTTGACCTTTCCTGGTCGTCCAGCTTGGAGGGCGGAAGGGGCGCGGGTTGCACGCGGCTTGGTCGCAGGGCCGTCGGTGGG